TAGAAATGTTGTAGGCATTATGGTAAATAGAATGCTACAGGGAAAGCAGCCAATCATTTACGGTGATGGAAGTCAGATGAGAAGTTTTTCTGACATTAGGGATATTATTGATCCAATTAAAAAAGTTATCTATGGTAATTTTAATGGGGAAGTAATAAACATAGGGCCAGACTCAAACTATATATCAATACTCAACCTAGCAGAGGTGATTTCCAAAGAGTTAAACTTTAAACTAGATCCTATATTTTTAGAAGATAGGCCTAAAGAGGTGAGGTTTGCAAACTGCTCTGCTGATAAATCTAAGAGGTTGCTTGGCTATGAACAAAAAATATCACTATCTGAAACTATTAAAGATATGATTGACTGGGTCTCAACTCGTGGAACCCAGCCCTTCAATTTTAACCTACCTATAGAGGTAGTAAATAAGTCAACTCCAAAAACTTGGACAGACTATAGTATTTTTAACGATTAAACTGGAAACTTGTTCATCCACTCTAATGTTCTTGGGGTAATGCCTTTCCAGGCAGACCAATCTTTACCACCCTTGCTCATATGATATGCAATCTCTGCATTTTTAATTGGATTAAAAAGATCAGAATTTGTCTTTAGTTCAAACTTGTCTCTCCGTGCTGGCCCAAGACTATCAATCATATTGATTTGGAAAATACCATAAGAACTATCTCCAGTTTCAACGTTGCCATTAAATGCTAGAGGTCTTCCGTTAGATTCCTTCTTAGCAATAGCCCAAGCCTCTTTAAGGTCTTTACCATTAAATCCAACTAGTTCTAATACCTGCTTAAGTTCTAGGTCACTCAAACTTATAGCATTTTCATACCGTTTTATTAATTTATCTCTAGAAACACTTAAAGCCACTTTCGTGGCTGATTCTGCTTCTACTTCATTTTTTATTAATAAATTATTATCAGTAGCACTGGCGGTATTTGAATTACAGCCAATAAGCCCCACTATACTGAGTATTCCAATGACTTCTCTGTTATTTTTCATAAAGTTGATCATGTTTCCTCCTTAGAAAACGATAACACCCTTTTGGGGTGTCAAGTACTAGTATAACAGGAATTTTTGGCAAAAGTCAAGTTGGAGCGAAATATTTATAATTATGTTATAATTCTATTATGCCTTCATCTACGTCTAATCAGAATATCCCATATCCATTATCCACAGATAACGTTAATGTTCAACAGGATATTCAGAATATTGCAGAAGCATTAGACAATGCTTTAGAATCATTTTCTGTTTCTATTGATGAAGCAACCGCTGACATTAATAATGCAATTTCTAACACTATCCCCGCATTAGTTGCTGATTTGGGATTAGAAACATTATTAGCAAACGGTTTAACTTGGGGGGAAGTTAAAGGAGTATAATCCTTTAATGGTATAATAAAAATATGGCAACTACAAGAGGTTCTGCAGGAAGTTATAGCGTAGGTAATAGGCCACCAACCGTTAGTTGGACAGTTGTTCGTGGAGATACTTCAGCGTTTCGTGTTTATGTAACAGATGATGCAAAGCAACCTTTAGTTATCGATGACTGGACAATTGATATGGAAATTAAAAGACCAAACAATCCAGATGATGCTGGAATAATAACAGACAACGCAAATACTATTCTTACTTTAATTCCTGAACAAGATGCAGATGATGCAGATGGGGAGTTCACCGTATCTTTAACAGCAGAAGAGTCTTCAATTTTAGAAACTGGAGATATTTTTGATATTGAACTATCAGATCCGACAAGGGTTTGGACAGTTGCACAGGGCAGCATAATAGTCCTAGAAGATGTAACTAACTAATGGCAAAAGCCGTTATTTCTAAAAAAAATAAAGTAGTTACGAAGTTGATAGAAACTTCAGATTATGGTATTATTAAGATAAGGCCTAACAAAAGGTCTGTCACTATTAATGAGGTTTTACCATTTAGGGTAAAATTTATTAATATTGGGATCGAAGGATATTCTGCAAATAACGTTCCACCAATTCCTTTGCAGGTTATCGGTTTTAGTAACTATATTTTATAGGAGACAAAGTGGCTAGAGTATTTGTTGCAACACCAATGTATGGTGGAGTTTGTCACGGTCAGTTCTTAAAATCAATAACTGCTTTACTTTTAAAGGGTAAAGAAAAAGGTCATGAAATAACCTTTACAGATTTGTATAATGAATCTCTAATCAATAGAGCAAGAAATACATTAACCGAAATATTCTTAAGAAGTAATTCTGAATATTTATTATTTATTGATGCCGATCAAGGATTTGATGCAGAGGCAGTATTAAGAATGATTGATGAAAATCTAGACATTGTAGGGGCAGCAGTTCCAATGAAGGGTATAAATTGGAAGAGGGTTGAGAAAGCAGTAAAAGAAGGAAAGACAGATCTAACAAAGCATACTGGAATTTATAATATTAATATGTCAAAAGAACAAAAAGCAGTTTTTCTTAAAGACACAAATAAGATTACCGAAATAAATTATATTGGCACTGGCCTTATGCTTATTAAAAGAGATGTTTTAGAAATATTAAAAGAACATGTTGGGGCATATAGATCAGATCAAATGGATGTTGGATCAATTAAAAAAGGAGACACAATATACGATTTTTGGAAAACTATAGTTGATCCAGAATCTGAAAGATTGCTATCCGAAGATTATAATTTCTGTAAACTATGGAAAGATCAGGGTGGCAAAATATATCTTGCCCCATACATAAAGGTAGTCCATGTCGGCACATACTGGTTCCAATAAACTAAAGGGCTTCGGCCCAGTATACGTAATCAATCTTGAAGAAAGAGAAGATAGACGTAACTATATAGAGAATGCATTAAAAAATGCAGGGGTAAAAAAATATAAAATAGTAAAAGCCATAAACGGTAATAACCCAGAGGTTAATGACTTAATGCATGGCAGAGAAAAAATACCTTTGTCAAACCCAGAGATAGGGGCATCAATATCACATTTACAAACCATTAAACAATGGCTAGAAGAATCTGATTCAGATTATGCAATCATAATAGAAGATGATCTAAGTTTTGAAACTGTAGAGTTTTGGGATTTTAACTTTGAAGAATTCTTGTCATCAATAAATAAAGAATATGATATTTTACAATTTTGCATAATTCACAACTATAGAATTAATAGAAAGTTTCACATGAAGGAAAAGCAAGACTGGTCTGCAGCCTGCTACCTTGTTAAAAGAGAATGGGCACAAAAATTAATAGACAAGCACTACGTAGATGGAAAAATTGCTTTATACCCTAACAGAGAGTCTCTGGCGGATTCTATGATTTATCGTGAGGCAAGAGCATACTCAATACCCCTATTTACCTTCACATTAGAGTTTGAATCATCAATAAATCAACAGCATCAAAATGGTAGCCACAAGAGGTCTAGAGAACAAACCACAGACTATTGGAAAAACAAAAATATTAAATAGTTTATAAAATGATGTTATAATTACCACATGGCTAAACTATCACTCTCTTCAATAAAAGCAAGGTTTCAAACTGGAGATCGTCCAAGCGAGACAGACTATGTGGATTTAATTGACACAACATCTGGACAAGCATTAGATCTAGGCTCTGCAGGTAATAATGAAACCACAATCAACGGAATAGAAACCGCTACAGTCGTTGATAACTTTGATGCAACTCAATGGAGAATGGTAAAATACACCGTTTCTATATCAAAAACAACGGGTGGCGTTAACAAGTATTATTCAACAGAAATTAGTATACTGGTCGATGGATCAGATATTAATGTAACTGAATATGGAACAATCGACAATAATGGGAATATTGGCACCATTGGAGTCTCACGGGCTGGAAATACCGTGGCTTTAACAGTCACTCCAGACCCTGCAATAACACCTATAACTGTACGTTATTTACGTATGGGACTTAAGGCGTAAACTAAGGAGATAAAATGGCAACCGTAAATAAAAACTTTAAGATTAAAAATGGCCTCGTAGTAGAAGGCGCAACCGCAACAGTTAATGGTGAGGCAGTTCTTACCAAATCTGCAGCAGACACAACCTATATTCAAGGTCTTGTCGGCGGTGTAGCAAATTCACAGTCAGTAGCAAATGCTATTGTTCTGCGTGATACAAATGCATCCTTTGCTGCAAACGTAATAACAGCAGATCTTGTTGGAGATGTAACTGGTACAGTATCAGACATTTCAAATCATGATACAGATGCTTTAGCAGAAGGAACCACAAACAAGTATTTCTCAAACACACTTGCTCGTGATGCATTCTCTGCTGGAACAGGTATTACTCTTTCTAGCGGTGAGATTTCTGTAACACCAGGAACTTACGATGCAGCAGGTTCTGCTGACACAGCACAGACTAATGCACAGAATTATGCTGATGGCTTAGCGTCAAACTATGACGCCTCTGG